CGCGATTCAAATAGCATAACACCGTCTACACCTCACAAGACAATAAAAAAAAGACAACGTAAAGCCGGTCTTTTTTCCGCGCCTACGCTGCCTTTGAAAGTGCAAACGATTGACTAATCTATTATTATTATTCCTCTCTATAGAATACTTGCAAAAGCCCCTGTTGTCAATGTAACAAACTATATGCCCAAGTCCTGTTGCAAACCTGCCTCGATGATGTTTTCTACGTTTTCTTTGGTCGTATTTTTAACGGCTGAAAGAACATCATTTGCCGGAACTTTTTTGCGAACCCATGCCCTTTCTGGAGATTTTGCAGAAATTACGCGGAATGTAAAATAAGTGCTGCCGGTGTTGCTCTTCATTTTGACCATTCCGTTAGCGTTCCCTGCGTCTTCGTCATTAATCCTGTCTCCCCAGTTGTATTCTGCACGTTCTATATCCTTGCCCTTGTAGTTTGCTTCCGGGTGAGTATTTTCTGTAGTTTCAGACTTCTTGAACTTGCGCGACTGTAATATTTTGTAGACTTCCAAAGGAATGGTATTCCCAAAATGCGCCCTTGCGCCACCGTTCTTATTGGGAGTACCCCACCTAAAGGGAATAATAAGGTATGGCACACCCTTTTTCGACACACGGCTTTTGTTGCCGTATGGGTACTTCGTCTTCATGTAAAACTTTGGCATACCGTTTTGAATCTGCTCCATGTACCGCGAATCTGTTTCAATGGAAATATCAAAGTCGCTTGTCTTGCGTATGCGAATACTGGAAGCTAGGCGCGGATTAGGATTCTTTATGTTTTCCGCACCCATTAAAGAGCCGCCCATAGCCCAGTTTTGCCATGATTTTTGAATCAGTTTTGCAGCATAAGAAAAAGCCCTTGCCGTACCGGGCATTGTGTTTGCCCCTGTTCCGCCTGTAAGCCCTGCAAGGCCAGACCTTAATTGAGAAAGTAGTTCCTGGTCCAAGTCTACATTTACTTTAATCATTTACGCGCCTATATTATCAAAATATGATTTCTTCAACTCATTCACCATTGAAGCAAAAGACTTTTTAACCGCCGGATTTTCTTTATCTTTTTTATTGACATCATTGTAATCTTGCGCTATATTTGAGTTGTCAGAACTGCCCGAGATTGCGCTAGGGGATTCTTTGAATTGACTGGACTGCGCCCTTTCCTTTTCTGATGTTTGAATGCCGTTATCAGGTTTACTCCATAACGGCGTTTTATTTTTAAACTTATCAGCACGTACTGGGTGTCCACTATTAACTTGCCAAAAATCACCGTCTTTACTAGGTGTTAATTCAACATATTCAAGAGAACTTTTATCACCTTCTTTTAATAAAATTAAACTTGTACCTTTACCCTTGTAAATTTTATTAAAATGCTTACTCACATCTTCTACAAAATCCCTAGAATTGTTATATCCTGCGTCATTAAGTTGTTTTATTCTTTTTGACCTATTAAAGTGTTCTTCTCCAAAGCCATCACCCTCATCATTTGGATTCTGATAACCTTTGGTAAATCTAATTTTTCCTGCCTGTCTGCCTATGATTTTAGATATTTCTGGTGTAATCTCTCCAAAGTCTTTACTACCGTCTTTTGTAAGAACATATTCGCCATCGTGTTTTACTTCGTCTTTCGGTGGTTCATCTCCACCATCACCTCCGCCGCCATTACCCCCACCGTTTATGGCATTTTTTACGGTTTTATTGCCCCTATTCTGCCACATAAACTTTGCGAACTCAAAAATGTTTTTGTCAATCGCTCCACCGTCAGAGAAAGTGCCGTTTTCGTTTTTAATTCTGAAAAAATAGTCTGAATGATTGTTGCGTTTTTTGTTTTCTACTGGCTCATATCCCTTGCCTATTGAATCCATTATATCATTCAGCACATTATCCTTGCAAAGAGCGTGCAATTTGTCGCGTTTCGTTTCCATGTCTCCGCTTGCAACTTTTGAGACATAAATCCTCAAAATGTCCTTTCTTTCATCTGATGTCTTCAATCTGTTTATAAGTTCTTTATCCTCTTCACTTGCAGCCTTTAACTGTTTCTTTCGTTCTTCTTCGGTAGTTACGCCGTTTCGCGTTGCATAATAATTTTTTTCTTTTCCAGTATCGGGAGTTTTCTTTGATGGTTTTCCGGCGTTTAGAGTTTTCTTTCTTGCGTCTACTTCTTTTTTAAGTTCCAGTACAATATCAAGCGGCTTTCCGTTTTCATCAGAAAAACGGTGAGTATTATTCATTACGATTTCAAAAAGTTCGTCTATACTCTGCGCTTTTCTTACCTTGCCTTTTAGCCGGGCAATAGATATTTCAGTGTGTCTATCGTGAGTGTCATAAACCCTTACCCATTTTTTATTGGGCATTTTCTTGTATTTCTTGCCGTTCCATGTACGAATCTCACCAACTGCGCCGACTTTTCCGCCTTTTGCCATGTACAAAGGGTCTGTCATACTCTTGTATAGGTCTTGAACGATAAAAGCCTTGCTTACTTCCTCGCCGCTTTCTTCTTTTTCCTTCTTATCCAGTATTTTAAGAAGTTCGCTCTTGAAGTATTCAAGTTTACGGTCTTCCACCGACTTTTTGAGAAGTTCTATGTCTGATTTTTTGATTCCAAGTCTTTTGTGGCAAATTATATAGCTTGTCATTTCTTGTTTACCCCTCGTTTTTCGCCGTATGTATCGTAAAGTTTGATAACGGCTTTTTTCGGCATACGCTGATTCTCGCTCGTTCTAATCTGCGGAATAGACTTAACAACCTTGTATGTCGGGAACACCTTGTAAGTTAGGGAATACCCCTCGCCGTCTTCCGGGCAATCATTGCAGAGCCATTTAAGGTAGTTTGCACCGCACAAAATAAAGTCCGTTCCCTGTATGTATTCCCTGTCTTTGCCCATGCAGCTTACAATTTCATCAACAAAATAAGCCGGGATAACGTCATAATCAGCTTCTTTCTTGCTCAATACGCTTTTTAACGTGTATGTTCCACTTAAAACTGTTATTACATCGTCAATCGCTACGTCATAGGCATAAGGGAAGGTCAAAACCGCGTCTCCGTTGTTTTCCTGCATTGCCTGTGCGTCTGATTTTGAAAGATTTTGATTGAGGATAACAAACGTAAACGGCGGTATGTACTTCACGTTCTTTACAATAAGTGTTTCCGGCGGCGCAACCTCTATTGTTTCGCCTGTCTCTTCGTCTTCAACTTCGCGCGGATTTACATAAATACAATCCTGTCTTATTTCGCCTATTTCGTAGGAATTGCCTTCCTCGTCTTTTACTTCTTCTATGCTTTCAATGTCTCCCGGCGCGGTATGGAACAAGCCTTCTGTCTTCATTCTTGAACTGCGCAAGCCCGATACCCTGTAATATCCGCTGCCTGTACTTTCCGCCGTTGTACTTTCAACGGTCTGCATAATGTCCTGGACCATAACGGCGGTAACATACGTACCTTTTACCGGCAAAAGCGGAGTGTTGAGCATTACAAAAGTACCTGTTTTTGTCGCGTTTTCGTAAATCCTGCCGGCATTGTCATAGCACTTTGTCAATGGGCAATTCTCAAACTCCGCGTCAAGTTCAATAATGCCGGATATGTCGCGCACCATTACAGTTTGTGAGACTACCGCCTTTTTTTGGCAGTCATAAATAACGCCAAGACCGCCGCATTTTGGGCAATGAATGTCTGGCTGCATGGAGTTTTCCTTGACGCATGGACACTTTGCGGCGGTACGCCACCGTACCCATTGTCCATGTCTTCCTATGAGTGCTTCATAATTTTCTTTTCCCAGTTCAAGTTGAACAGGTGAATTTTTCCCAAGCCCAGTGCCCACCGCTCTACCTCTCTATTTGCCGTACAGTCCTAATTTGTCCGGGCTTTTTCCGTTCATGCCCGAACATCAGAAAAATTAAAAAGTATCTGCCTATGCCCTTATTTGTCCGCCGGATTCATATTCCAACCGCTCATTAAGCGCCTTTTGGTATGCCTCCATTGCTTCTACCTGTACTTTAAGAAGTTCAAACCCTGTGTCTGTCATGTCATAAGGACGCTTTTCTAGCGCGGCTTTTGCCTTCTTAATTTTTCCGGCAAGGTCTTCTTTTTCCTTTACCATTCTTTCAACGTACTGTTTCATTTGTTCCCCTTATTTTTCGTTATATTGTGATTCATCGCCGTAAATGCGGTGGTATTTTCTAGGATTAAAAAGTTTCAACAGGCAAAAGCCCTTGCCTATCCTGTCAGTTGCAAGCCTTTTGTACCCAGGAAACGGCGGCATGATGGTAACGCAATCATTTACATGTGAATACTGGTGTACCTCTTCCACACAACTTCTAACATACTGCGTTTTCCTTCCAAACAAAGGTTTAGGCGCTCCAAAAGTAAACACCCTTGCTTTCTTGTGAAATCTGTAGAAGAGGTCTTCCGCCGCAAGAAGGCTTAAAGCCCCTCCATAACTCCAGCCGCAAATATGTATTTCATAGCAAGGGTCAAGCCAGATGGCTATTTCCATCGCTTTCATTACTTCATCTTTGCAAGACTTGTACGCCTTGCCCCATCCTCTTGCTGCCAAAAGACAGGATTCCTGCCTTTTATAAATCTTGACTGGAAAATTAAGGTTGTTTAGCCAGTCGCGCTTTCCGCAAGAATCTTCAAAAATCAGCCGGAATATTTTGTTTTCATCATCGACTTTGACAGTCCACTGAACATCGTCACCCGATGTGATGTATTCGTCATGTCTAATATCCCTTATATAATTGAAAAGTTCCCACGGTTTCATAACAACCCCCAAAAAGAAAAAAAAGGTGTGCCAGGGTGAAAAATTTCTTTGAAAAGGAGATGAAAAAGCCCAGGCACACCCAAAAAGCCCCTGTTTGAACAAGTTACTTTTTGCACCGCTCCGCAATAAAAGCAATGACAAGCGATACTGCGGCAATAACACCTGCGATAAGCGCAATGCCGTCTGTTATCTCGACTGTTGTTGCACCGCCGATAATCAGTGCAGTCACGTCAAGTGCAAGGATAACCCAAGCCACGGCTTTTACAACCGTACTTGCAAAAAATGCCTTAATCTCTTCAAGCATATATTTCCCCCTTATTACCCAATGGGTAATTTTTTGCAACTAAATAGAACCCATTGCCATGTTTGCAAACTTGTTCTTGTTTTCCTTTATGTAGTTGGCAATGTCGTCTTTATATACTGCAATTCTTGCGCCAAAGTAGGCACTTGTAGCCGACTGCGTAGAACTGAAAGATTCTGAAAGTCCATCCATACTCAAAGAACTTGATGAGAAGCCAGACATTAAGCCGTCTCCAATAATGTTCAAAAGGCTAACCGCCGCCTGTTTTGCGACAATCTCCCTCAAATCGGTAGGAACATCGTCCGATGTTTCAAAACCTGCGTCATAGTCAATCGCATAAAAAAGCTGCGACTGCAAAGTTTGGTTGCCGTATATGCCAATAGCCGTTTGTATGCCGCTTGATGTTTCGGACGGTCTTATAGGTCTTTCCATCAGCTTCAAAACGCCCTTTGTCTTGTCTATAATCGTTGTAGGCGTTTTGTCCTTTACGCCCTGCCACCGTGAAAGTAATTCCAGTTTGTGAAGTTTGATAATTGGCTTGCGCCTGGTCCGTATAAGCCCATAGCGCGAAATCCGCGAAAACTTGAAGTCATAAACAGATTCGTCTATGTCATAATCAGTACCTTTTACAAGGTTTCTTTCCGCCGCATTACACCTAATTTTCTTTTTGACTATGGTAATGTCAAGTTGGCGCTCTATTTGTGCTACCGCCGTGTCGATAAAAAATTGAATCTGCTCATCGGTATAGCTTTGTCCGTTTGTAGCCTTAAAGTCAGTTCCCCAAAGGTATGTAAAGCGCAAGTCGTCCGGCGTTACGATGTTGCCCCATTGACCTTCTGGAACTTTGTAATTGTTGAAGGTGTAGCCTATAGCCCCTTCGCCGCCGTTCCTTACCCAGTTTGAATAGATATAGTCTGTTGCCTGTGGGTCTACCGCCTCAAAATCTACATAGCGGTATGCGTACAGTTTGTTTGCTTCTGCATTTGAATCGACAATATCCCCGGCTACGCCAATAGCCGGGTTTTCTTCTGTCGGAGTGTCAAAACCGCTGCCAGTCCATACAAGATATGTATCATCATCATACGAATGTCTTTCAAGCCTGTAGCTTGTATGTGAATCATCGGCAATGGACACAACTATCTTGTTGTTCACCGAACTAGCAGTAATCAATTCTTACACCCCTTTAGATTATTCCTTAAAAGAGAAGCCCGGCACTTCCTTGAAGTGAAGAGCGTCCTCTAGCTTGACTTTGGCAAAGCCTTTGTCGTCAAAAGTTACGACTTCGCCGGTAGAACCTGTTACCGCGCGTCCTGCCCTCTGGACAGACCAAATGTTTACTGTTCCGTCTGGATTGACCTTGAACGGCAAGCCATTGGACTTTTCAGCTTCCGCTTTTTTTTCGGCTTCCTGCGGCTTTGCGTTGTCTACTGTTGTTGCGTCAGTCTTTGCTTCTGCGACTGTATCAACCTTTTCAGTAACCGCATTTTCTGCGGCTACTGTAGAAGGCTTGGCAACATCAGTTTTCGGTGTCTTTGGTGTTGCTACTCTTGCCATTAGTACAAGCCTCCGTGATAAGAAATGTTCTTGACAAGTCCACAATGCTTTGGAGCGCGAACTTCAAGACCACCGTAAAGCATTACGAGGAATGGAGTTTCTGCGGAGTTTGTCGGAGCAAGTGGGAATGTGCAAGCCGGAAGCAACTGTCCGAATGTGTATACCGGCTGAAAACGCTTCTTTGGCAAGAAAATCATAGAAGCAGTTCCCGGAAGTTCATCATTCGTATCTTCGTAGGTAGTTGTGGCGTTTCCGCTATTTGCCACCTTGTCCATCTCCATTACTTCTGTACCGTCCTTCTTAGAACGGCAGATAATGAATCCAGTTGCAGCAACACCTGAACCCGGTGTAATTGTAAGAGCCACCTTGTTTCCTGCGGCAACTGTTACGGCTGCTGCGATTGATGTACCTGCGGAAATACCGTACTGGTTTACGGCGTGTACAGTGTACATATAGTCACCTGCGTCTGTGACGGCGAAAGAAGAACCAGAACCGCTTGCGCTTGCAGTTACGCTTGCCGGTGCTGCCGGTCTGCGTGTTGCGTCTCCCTCTGCTACTACAGTTCCCTTTACCTCATAGAACAAGTCGTCACCGGCTTCTTCACCGCTCAAAGCGATGTTTGCACCAATGGCAGTGCCGTAGTCTGGAATTGACTTGAAAGAGAGGTTTGGCAACGGCTGATTCATGACATAGCGCTGCTTTGCCTCGAAGATTTCCTTAATATCCTTTGCAAGTACAGTAGGGAAAAGTGCCTTGTCAAGGAATCCGCCCTTTGTGCGGACAAGTGCGGCAATTTCGTCAAAAATCTTTTCGCCGTAGTTGCCAAGGGTTGAACCCTTCAAGTTGATAATGTTCTGGTCGGCTGCATTTGCCTTTTTGATGGAAGCGATAAAGCCGTCAAACTCTGTTGGAACAACGGACGAATCACCGTGGAAACACTGGTATTCTGCACCCTTGATGATTGTTTCAACACCTGCAAGTTTTTCGCTTGCAAGTGCGCCTTCAAAAGTCTCTGCGGCTTCCATCTGTTTTGTAACAGAGCGGCGTGTCTGCAAATACTTCATGGCGAAAGTCTTGCGTTCAAGTGCCTGGTCAGTGTCGATTGAAGCGCCGCCTTCTGCAACAGAAAGATGGCGGTAATCACCGTGTCCAGTGCGCAAGTTTACTTCGTGTACGGTTGAGCGAACAGGTGTCTTCTTTACACTGTTCATAACCTTACAGTCTTCCTTTAACTGTGCAACTACGTTGATAACCTCGGATTCAAGGTTTTCTGGAATCAATGCGCGTCCGCCGGTAAACTGTGACGAATCTGTGCCATATCCGGCGGTAAGTGCCTTCTGCAATTCGTTTACTTCGCTTGCGCTCATTTCGCCGGAAGAAACATTGTCGAAAAATCCTGCCATTATTTTGCCCCCTTGTTGAGCCTTGTCTGCAAGAACTCATAATATTTTGGATTCATTGCCCTGCCAGTGTTCATGCACTTCTGGAAGTCAGAAGAAATCATGCTTGACTGGATTATGTCAATTTCCCCTTCGTCAACTGCCTTTTTAAGAACAAGCTGCACCTTGTACAGGTCTTCTTCTGTAGGTCTAGCTGAAAGATTCTGCTTTACGGCATTGTCTTTGCTGCCGTTCATACTCTTGTTGAGTACAGTGCGCGGCGGTATCTGCTGATTGCCGATTGCAGAAATCATTTCTGCAAGTCCGACAACTGCCTCGCCAAGGTCGTCAATGCGCTTCTGCGTTGCTCTCTGTGATTTAGCCAGGGTAGCGATTGTTGCGTCCAATGCCTTTAGCACCTCGCCACCGTCTACCATGTCTTCGTCTTCTTCTTTGGCTTCGTCTTTATCTTCTTCATCTTCTTTTTCTTCATCGCCCTTGTCTGTGTCGTCTTCATCGTCAAGGTCAATGTCTTCATCGTCAAGGTCAATGTCGTCTTCATCAACGTCTGCTTTCTTTACGGACTTGCAGCCCTTGTTGATTTCGTCTTCATCGTCCTTCTGATTGCCGCCTGTAAGAGATTTTAGAAGGTCGGAAACCGCGTTGGAAAATGATTTTTTCATCATTTGCCCCCCTTGTTTTATTATTTCCCGGGTAATCTCCCCGGCTTTTTCCTTTGGAATACCATTGAATACAAGGAAGTCGATTGCGTCCTTTTCGCCGTCAATCCTGCCCTTTTTGGCAAGGTCTACAAGCCTTTCTACTACTTCCTCTTCGTTTTCTGCTTTGCTTATTGCCTGTGTATTTGATACGTCAATGGTTTTTGTGCTTGTGTCTTCCGGGATAAGCGCCTCTCCGCCTGTCTTTGTTGCCGAATCGGTGTTGTAGCCGGCAGACAGTGCCTTTTTGATTTCAAGCGGCAAGAAGTCCACAAACTCCGCCGCCGTCATGCTCTTTGCAAAGACTGCACTTCCTACCGTGTTGTTTACCGGGCTTGTCGTTAACGCCAAGTCATTCCAGAGTACATGCGTTATTTTTTCAACGCCTGTTTTTATGTTTTTTACAACCTGTGGAAATATGCCGCCGACACTTGCGCGAACCCTTGTAGAACCTGCTTTTAGCATTTTAATAAGGTCTTTAGCTTTGTCATTGTTTGAATATAATTTGCCTTTTACGATTGTCTTTTTGTTCTTTTCATCGAAATAAACGTCTATTGGCTCTCCGATAACCATTGAAGGGTCTGAAATAACATTGCCGTTTTCATCCTTGCGCTTGTGTAAATGGTCGAACGATATAACGCCGCCTTTCAAAAACTCGTCTTTTGATTCCATCAAGGCGCGCTGCAAGACTATCTGATTCTGTAGGTCCAGGTTTTCATTTGACGCTTCAACTTCAAAAATATAGTTTCCAAAATCGTCCGTAGCCCCGGCGGACTTTCGTATATCCAAAGAGAGGTAAACATTGTTGAATGTTTCAGTATCGGTCATTATGCACCCCGAACGAAAATAAAAAAAAGCAGTCCGAAAAAGCCAATTATGCTAGACTTTTCCGCGACTGCCTCTATGAGTGCAAATCATCGAATCTTATACAAGAATTAAATACAAAACAATTCTTGTTTTCTATATCTTAATTTGAAAACCGCTTGTTGTCAAGGTTTAAGAGCGTGTCAATAGGTTTATGCAAATATTTTGTCAATTCCGATTGCCTGTTGACAATCTTTTTGCCCCAAATTGTCATTATATGTTATTTTATTTGCCACTTTTGTTTCTATTTGCCTATTTGCCCAAAAAAAATGGTGTTTTATCTGTTTATTTCGCAAGTTTTGGCAAATAAAAAACGCTCTAGGATTGCTTTAGAACGCTTTATTTTTGTTTTTAGTGTAAATTATCAACCTCCATTAAAAAGCCCTTGTATAGCCCGATTTTGAGCGATACAAGGGTATTTTTATTGATTCTTAAACGCGATTTTTCATTATTGATTTTCTGATTCAAGATAATTCAGTTCTCAAAGCTGCCGCGATATGCTCCCTTAAAAAGTTCCTGCAAATAGTTCCTTCCGGGTCTTGATTTTCTTCTACATCAGGATTGAAAGGACATTCCCAGTGCATAAGTTTGCATAAATCGCAAGAATAAGAATTGCGATAAATTGTTTCATTCAGAAAGTCAAGGCATTTTGTTTCTTTTGCCATATAATCACCTCACAACTTAATAATACAAGGCGATTCAAAATAAGTCATTCAACACGTAGTTGAAAAAAATATATCAGTCGTTCAACTCGCTCCATCGCTCGCAATACTTTTCTTCTTCCTGTTCGATTGATTCAATATTATCGTCAAGGTATTTCAGAGAGGATTCAAGGCTTGTGTTTTCCATGCAAAACTCAAAAGAAACGTGGTAGGCAAACAACTTTACTTTTACCCAGTCTTTTTTATTCTTGCGAAAAAAATCTGCTTCCGCACGTCTGCCTTGCGGTGTCATGCAGTCAATGTGCTTCATACTGAATTTATCGGCGCATGAAAGTAAAATAATAACCGCCGCTATTTTACTTTTCTCTAGCAAAGTAAAATAACATGTATAAAAAAAAGCCGGGATTATCCCGGCTTACCTTTATTTTTCGTTATCCTTGAACTGGCTAAAGTAGTCGTCCAAGTCCTTTTTGAAGTCTTCGGAATAGTGGTTTTCACTATCTTCCGGCAACGTGCAACCATCCCATTCCCAGGTGTTCGGGTCTTTCATAATTTCGTCAATTCGTTCTTTTTCCATTTTCATAGCTACCACCTCCATTTTAATAATAGCTTGTTTTTACAAAGTTGTCAACTGTTTTTCGTTATTTCAAACCTTTGCGCGAAATTAGCTTTGCCTCAAAGTTCTGGTTATCCCTAAAACTCCAGTCGTCTACAATGTCCTTGACGGAATCAAAGGATTTTTCATTATCCTGCATTGCAAGAAGAATGTCGGACGGTACTAACCTTCCCTTAAAGTCGCCGCCATGCCTGAATCTTGTCATTGCGTTTACGCAGCTTTTCTGGATGGGTGAAAACATATAATGTGCTTCTGTAGAATAGCCCATGTCTTTAGCTGCAAGAAATTCATTCTTGACCTTATCGGGTTTCTTTTCGTTATACGCCATTGTACCGTCAATAATGACATTCAATCCCATTTCCATAGCCTGTTTTTTAATCATTTTCATAAGGTCGGATGATTCTTCGTGGACTTCGCCGGCGTTCCACATCTCAAATTCCGGGATTGCGTTCTTTATTTCGTCAGCGTCAAGAATAAGGAAGTTGTTTGCGCTCTTGTCGAAATCCTGCTTTTCAAAAGCAAAACCTCCTGCGTTCGCGTCAAACTTTCCGGCTGCCTTAATGCCATTGAACATAACTTCCCTTCCATCTGCCTTTGCCCTTTTTTTGTCTGTAAACCAAGACTTTCCGCTTCCGCCGCGTCCGCCGAACATTACGAACTTTGGTTTTTCTCCGTTTTTCGGCTTGCAAGCCTCGATTACATCGGGATTAAGTATCTTCTTGATAACATCTTTGTGCAAAGCCTGTCTGTTGTCATTGTATACACCCGATTTGAATTTGCCCTTTTCGTCAAATACAATATCGTGCATGTTTCTAATTTGCGTGTCCCCCTTTTTCATTCTGTGGGTCTGCTCATTCAATTTTTGCTCTACCATAGCCTGGACTTCTTTGCCGTCAATCATGTTTCCTTCCCTGTCTTTTACGTTGTCAAGCAACGAATACAAATACTTCACTCCATTTTTATCGTTTGTCATTTTTGGGTCTGTGAATTGATTTTTATAGTCGTTTGCATTGAAAGAACTTGCCGAAATTGTGCCGCTTGCGCTTGACTGTTTACCGGCAATGTCGGCGTTCTGCACCCTGTACTGTACGCCTTCACGTACAACGGTCACACCGTCTTTGCCGATTCCTGTGACCTTGCCGCCTTCAAGCGTTCTTTCTCCGTTAAACTCGTCTCTTACCTTGAAAGAAATTACGTCTCCAACACTACCGCTATATTTAGGCGATTTTTTCTCTTCTGCATTTTTCTTCTGCGGTCTGCCTTTTCCCTCTGTCTTTTTGCGTCCGACTTCCTGCCGTCTCTGGTAAACAGTACCGTCTTTCCGCTGCACCGTTATTGTCTCGTAGTGCTTGCCTGTACCGTGCTTGTTATTTTCAGCGGATTTTCTAATCGTTTCCGCTTCTCCAAACGCTTTTTCCATCTCTTCATAAAAGCCCTTTCTAAATCCTACCTTCATTTTCCACCTCGCTTATGATATTTTTTCAAGAGCGCTTTTAACAATCTTTTTTGTAGGTTGACACTCTCTTGCAAAAAGTTTTGTAAGAATGTTCGTTATGGATTTCTTTATTTCCAGGAATCTGTTCAACAAACTTTCCTTTGATTCTACGCCGCCAAGAAATATATCCTGCTCTCCGCTTGCACTTGTCCTTAAACCTGCGTTTAGGTTTTTCATTCTCTGCGTAAAAGCCCGCTCGCCTTCATCGTGGATGATTTCAGCAAGTTTGCTTGTTGCTGCGTCCGGGGCTTTGTCTCCGAAAAGACTTCCCTGGGCAAGGTATGATTTTACATCCGGGAATGTTTCATGGTCTTTTGCAACCGTAACGGCAATGTCAACCGCCGTATTAAGTTCAGCGTTAAAACTGTATTCCTTGCCATTTCCCTTGTTTTCAATAAGCGGCAATATTGCCCTTACAAGTTTCTGCCGGATTCTTTTGCCGCCCGCTCCGTCAAGTTTGCGTATGTTGTTTTCATTCAGTACACTGCCCACTAACACGGTTTCCACAAAATCCTTGCCGGTATCGTTCAGAGTACCGTCCGACTTGCAATACTGTGCCTTTTCGTTGTCTCCAATGATTCCTGCTTCAATAAGTTTGGAAACAAAAGCCTGGCTTCCTTTAGGGTCATTGTACATATCGCTCATTGTGTCATAATTTGACAGTTCGCTTGCGATTGATGATATTTTCTGCTCGTTCAATGTCTTTGTGAGTTTTACCGCCTTTTCCACATTGCTCATTGTCTTTTTCGTGTCACGGTTAAATTGTGCAAATTCTTCCGTGGTATAGTCTCCCTCGTGTTCCTGGTCCACTTCCAAAACAAGGCGCGGATTCTTGAATCCTTCAAGGTCGCTCTCTTCAAGTCCGTATTCGTCTATCATTTCACGCAAATCGTTCAAATATGCCTTGTCAGTTCCGTTTCTTGCAGCAAGTTTGCTTGACATGGTGCGGTTGTTGCCGGAAATTACAATGCCGTCTTTCGTAACAATCGGCGGTGATTCCAGTGCAAGGGAATTGAAGTTAGCCGCAATCCTTCTAACGCTTTCCTGCGCGTCCACATCATTCTGATAATCGCGGTCATTGATATTCTGTCCGTTTTCATTCTTCGGGAATCCCTCTGTAGGCGCGTAAGTGCGTTCATCGTGGCTTGCGGTAGGCGCGTCAGCTTCCACAATCTTATAATGGCACTTGATTTTGTTTCCGTTTGGAAGTGTCACGGTCTTTTTATTGCCGGTAACACTTTTTGACGCTTCGTATTTGTCGCGTATGTCTTTTATTGTTGTCTCCGGCTCTGCGCCGTATTTTTCTTCAAGTTCTTTTTCTTCCTGCTTTTCCGGGGCTTTTACAAACATTGCTATAATGTCTTTATCTCCCTGTTTAAGCTTGTCAATAGCCGACTGTATAGCCTCTTCACGTCCTTCGCGTGTTGCTTTTTCGTGCAAAGTCTCATTCTGTGGAATAACAGAGTGTACAAAGTCTTTATGTTTTTCCAGTGCTTTTATAGCGTCTTCAACTGAATCAGCCTTGTTGCTTCTATTTGTCAAAGTCTCTATTTCTTTACTAAAAGCCCGTGTTTTTGTAACCTGTGCGCGGTCTTCTGGCGTTTCATTTATCTGTATTTTCTCTTTCGTTTTCTTTGCACTACGTTCTTTTTTCGGTTTTTCCACCGCTTTTGTTTTTTTGCTTTCCAGTTCATCATTTTTAGATGAAACGTAGTCTGAAAGTTCCTTTACAAACGGCAAAGGTCTTCCGTTTTCATCACTGAATCTTTCGCGGTTTTCAAGAATAAGCTGCAAAAGTTCTTCTGAACTTGTGCATTTGTCGGCTTTTTTCTTTAATGCGGCAATGGACATTTTTGCGCCGCGTGAATTACTGTCATATTTTGGTCGCCACTTTCCAGAAGCAATTTTAATGTATTTTTTTCCCTTCCATTCGCGGATAGTTCCTACTGGATAGCCCGATTTCTGCATTGATTCGGCTAACAAAATAGACTTCTTCACCTCGCTTTTTTCTTTTGCTGCCAATCCGTCAAGGTGATTCATTATCAACTCTTTGAAATGCTTAAATTTCGGGTCTTCGGACATTTTCTACTCCTAAAAATTAAAAAAAAGCGCCGACTACCCCCAGAAAACTAGAGATAATCGGCGCTCGCTCTAGCGTAGCAACCGCTATTGATTATGGCAAATCCTAATCACATACTACACCACAACTAGATATTTTTCAATAATGCACTTTTGCGGAAATAGACGTTTCCTTTTTTGTCAAAGAATACCCAGGATTTCTTGAACTCACCGCGCCCAAAACGCCTGTCGTTTTCTTCCTTAATCTTTGCCTTAAACTCATCGTCCATCGCATGTAAATCGTTCATAATTCCGTCTACATTCTGCTTTACAAGTTCATCAACGGACAAAAGGTTTTTCTTGTTTGCTTCATTGTAGGCAATGGCTTCTGCCAGGAATTGGTCGCGCATGTCCTTTGCTTTTGCTACGTTGTCTTTAGCTTCCGACATGAGCGCAACATAGTCCTGAATCTTTGCCTCGCAATCTTCCGGCGTTTTCAAGCCCTTAGAATCAAGGTATGCTTTACAGGCTGCCCTTGTGTCCATTCCCTTTTTAAGGTTCTTGTTGTAGGTCTTAATATAGCCTTTTGATGTTGCGATTTCGTTATCAAGTTTGCTTTCGGCGTACTCAAAGCTATGCTCAATTTGGTCAAACTTTTTTGCATAGCGATTGGAATAAACCCCCAAACTGTCTAATTTGTCGAAAAGTTCCTTGTCTTTACCCAAGAAGTCAAACTCCTTGTCTTTGTACTCTTTTTTTATCTTCGCAACAAGGTCTTTTAATTCTTTTTTTTGGGCGGTAAGTTCCGAGACTTTTTTCTGTTCTTCTTCGATTCCGTCAAATCTCCAGGATACCCCCTGTTTTGCTTCATCGGCGATGCTCTCATCACTACGGAAAGCCACTCCAATCTGCTTATGCAGCACGTCTATAAGTTGCGCATACATCTTTTGGTCGCTCTTGTTCTTTTCGGTGTATTCCATTACCTGCAAATCAGCGCGCTTGTTCGGGTCTTTGATGAGCGAAAACTTCAACTCTTCCGGGTTCACGTCATTAGAGTTCATTGTATCGCCCTTGTAAGAATAAAGGTCGTCCGTTCTTGATGATTTTTCATCGTGTTTCTGGTAAATCATCGGGTCAAGAGAATCGTGCATAAGTGGCGTTACACAATGTACAATTCCCTGCCTATTTCCCTGTCTCCAACCTCTACCCCATAACTGTTGTACGTCTGTCGGATTCCAGTCAAGTTGTGTACAGTAAATTGTTGTAGTATTACCCTGCAAGTTACAACCTTCTTTGATTGTTGAACTACCGATAATAACCTTACATTTACCGTTTACGTCATTGAACTCGTTGAAAACTTCCTGTCTTGCGTCCAGTGCCTTGTCTGTTGTTGCCGCACCGGCAAGTGTCGCAATGGCGTCTTTAGGTATGCCGTTCTTAATAAGGTAGTTCTTAACCTGTGGGAACTGCTCTACGCCGCTTGGCATGTACATTATCTGTCCGTTAGACGGTGACTGCTTGTACTGTGCAATGATGGAATCGCAAGTAAACTTCAACTTTGGAGAAGATTCTACAAACTCGCTCATTGGTGGGGCTTCGTAGCCATCGGGAATAAAATCAGTGTCCACTAGAGCCGGGCTTAAAGCGCAATTCTTCATTGCGTTCATGGCGCGGAACATGTAGCCATCGTCACGGTCGTCTTTCGGAAGGCTTTCTTGTTCCTCGATGTATTCAGAACACCTGTCCATAATTGCCTTCTGCAAGTCGCTTAGTTCAAGTTCCGGCGCGTGCATACGCTTGTAAGGTCTTACAACCCCTGCCTCTTCACCGTCTACCTTGTCAATGTATTCAGTCAAAAGGTTGTGCAACTCTTTCAAGTTTTCAAATCCCTTTACAACAGGCGCTTCCGTTACGCGGTTAGCCTTTACAACATACTCACGCTGCACTTTGCAGAAGTTAGAAACGAACTGTTCCAATGAGTAGTAGCCCATTTCTTTCAGCTTGTCACGTGCCATGTAAGACAAGATAGAATAGACTTCTGTCGGTGAGTTCTGGAAAGGTGTTGCAGACAACAAGAATGTGTTTCTGCCGTCATTTTTCCTTTGAATAAGTTGTGTAATGGCAAAGAGTTTTTTTGCGCGGTTGGAAGGTTCGCCACCGCTTCCCAAGCCGTCAAACTCGTTAGATTCGCCCTTTTCGCTCTCACCCTGTTTATTCATATGTTTAGGCATTTTGAAAAGATTGCGGAAATTGTGGACTTCATCGACTGTAATATGGTCAAATCCTAATTCACTAAACTGTACACCTTCATCACGAGTGCGCGACATTTCGCCGACAAGTTCAGCGTTCTTTTCACTGTCACTTGCTGCCTTGCGCTTTGACTTTTCTCCGCCGGTTTCCATTGCGCCAAATTCTACGTCTTCCTGGATTTCCGCCTCTTCCTGTGCATTGAATCCGATGTTTTCAAGCCCTTCATAAGTACATACTGAAATTGAGCCTTCGTCAATCTTCATTCCTTCTTTCCAGTAGTTTTTGGAAAGATTGCCAAGTTCATTAACCTTGATGTTAGGGAAGTGTTGATGAATTGACTTAATCCAGTTTGTATAAACTGCCTTTGGTACACAAATCAACGGTTTTTTGGCGCGTCCTGTCTGAATCTGATTTACGGTCGCAACTATGCCGCAAACGGTCTTTCCTACGCCGACATCATAGGCAAGAAGTCCAGTTCCCTTGTTACAGAGCATTGAAATGCCCTTTAACTGTTGCGGTAAAAGCGTAAACTCTTTCTTTTCCTTGTGCGTACTCATACCATCAACGAATATTGGAATCTTTGAATAATCGGGATTTACGAAAGAGTTTGCCTTGTCATTCCATGCCTGTACAAGGTCTTTCTGGTCTTCAATGCTCAAACCTTCGCGCAAATAGCGGTTAAACAGTTTTATAGCAGTGTCGCGCCTTGCCTGTTTTTTCTGCTCCTTATAGCGGACTTTGCCCTTCTTGTCGTCTGTTCCTGCCTCATGCTTGCCGACCGTAAGAGATTCTTTTCTGATAAATCCCCTAATGTCGTCAAAGTTCAAGATAGCCGGGATTTCTTCACGTGCAATCGGGGAATCGCTTGCATTGTAATATCCGTGTCCGGCATAAGCCCATTCAAAGAATCCGTCAATAAGGCTTAAACCGTCCTTTGTTTTATAATCCCTGGTCCAGTCTGTAATTGGTGACAGAGTGAATCCCTCGGACTTTTCAACTTCTACGCCGTTTTCGTCCATTTCCTTCCATGTGCGTAAAAGTCCTTTTTCAGGTGGTAAAACATCTTCAAGCAACGCTTTTTTCTTGTCATAATCCGGGTCGTTAGGGTCAAGTTCACGCAATTTCTTGCGGATATTGCCGCTCGCATAGTTCACGACATTAACATAAACATCGCCGTCTTTTACAAAATGGTCGGAAGTCCTTATATATTCCTTCTGCTCTTCTGTAAGTTTGGTTGTGTCGATGTTTCCGTATTTGTCGGTGACTTTCCAAATCGGCAAGTCTTTAGGGTCAAAAGATTTTCCGTATTTAGTGTTGAACTCTTCAACGGTCATATTGTGCGCGTCAGGGTTTGCCGGGTAATCATGTTCACCCTCTGCGTTTTTATTACCCTTCATCGCCTCTGAACGGTTGCGTTTCGCTGCCTGTTCATCAGTCAGCTTTACATTTTCACTCTTGCCGTCCACGTTTACAACAAAGCCCGATACTTTGCGGTTTTCCTTTAGATAGCCTGTTACAATGCCTGTCCTGCCGTCTTCAAGTTTTACCGTGTCGCCAAAAACAGTTTTGGAAGTTATCTTTTTTGGTTCAGGCTTTTCTTCTTTGACTTCAATCTTTGCAGCTTCCTTTTCCACCGCCTTGTCTATTTCTGCCTGTCCGACATTGATATTGCTTATGGCAGTTTCAAAAGTCTCGCCGTCTTTTGGCTTAACGTATGTTTCTTCGCCAAAGCGTCCGTTTCTTGTTGACACTTCTCCGGCAATATGGTCGGGATTGTTTGCAAAGTAATTTTTAAGCGCGTCTACTGTTGTACCTTTACCCTTGCGGAATACTACAATATCCGTGCCAACGTCCGTACTGTCAAAAGTTCCGTTGGGTAGTCTCCATGCTTCAAGCAATTCAGCCTTGCCTGCAATCTTTTCAAGGTCTTTGCCGTATGAGCTGCCGCCGTTAAGGAATCCGCTAGGCACTACCATAGCCATAATTCCGCCGTCTTTTACGGTGTCAAGGGTTCGCGACATAAAGTAAGTTTCATAGCGCTTGTAGTCTTTGCCCTCTCCCATACCCTTGTATTTGCCGGTATAAGCGCCGTACGGCGGATTTCCTACCGCAACATCATATTTTTCAAAATCCTTCGTAAAGCGTCCTTGCTTGTTCTTCATGAAGTTTTCTTGAAATGCGCCCTGTACAATTTCGGCTTCCGGGTGTAGGATATGCGCGATTCTTGCAGATTCTTCTTCCAGTTCAAACATAGTGAACTTTTCGTTTCTGCCTTCTGCAAAGCGTCCAATACCGCTAGAAGGTTCAATAACTGTTTTATCCTGTCTAGGGTTGTATTTATCGACAATTTCCCAAACTTTGGAAATAACGTTGCGCGGTGTGTAGAACTCGTAAAGAACGCCACTATTAGAACTTCCTTCTTCATCCGTACCACCTGCACCGACATACTGCGCAAGTATCTGCTTGTCCGCTTCCGTAATTTCGGAATCAGGCTTTTTGAGTATTTCGCGGCACTGTTCGCGGATTTTCCTTGCCTGTCCTTTTGTTATTCTTCCTCTTCCTGCATTGACATCGCCGTTTGGTTCTGCAAGTCCTCTTCCAGGTTCGCTAGAACTGAATAAAGGTTCGTTTCCGTTACCTGTAGCCCCTGTGTCAGCAACATCTTGACCGCTAAGAGTTTCGCTCCTTCCAGTCCGTAAGTCTTCAACACCATTGGAAATTCTTCCCTGCTCAACGTTATTTGCATTTTTGCCATTTTTTGCCTCCTCATAATCATTAACCAAGAGTTTTGCCATTTCAGCAAAATTAATTCCCCGCTCTTTTTTTATGCCTGAAATCTTGTCTCTTAAAGATTTTGGCGCGCCTAAAAGGTTTAGTCTTGACGCTCTCATAAGAGTATCTCTCAATAGTTCAGTCAAGTAAGTTTTACGGTCTTTGCCTGAATATTCTCTTCTTGCACCGTGACTATCATACCTTTCAAGTTCTTCGCCTATATATTCAATATCTTCGTCAGACAATCCCAGTTTTCGCGCGTTTTGATTGCCCATCATCGCCCGGCTGCGGTTTTCGTGTGCTTCGGCTTCACTTATTTCTTTGTCTGAAAATACGCCGTCTTTTGCATTTTCCTTTGCAACCGTCTGATTTTCAGACGCTGCAACCCTCTGCCCTTCAACAGAAAAGACGCTCCATACCTTGCGCATTAAAGAGCGGTTTATAACCATTTTGTCACCACTCTTTGCTTTCGGTTCTTTTTTTGCCGTGACTTCGGCATTAACCTTTGCCTCGACTGCCTTTTGTGTAACAGGCTTTTTGTACTTGTCGCTATTTTCCTTTTTGGAAAAAATGCCATCCCACTTCACTTTGTTAGTGAAATACTCCAAAACATGCGCCGCCCAGGTCTGCTTGTCCGCGCCGTAATCCTTCTTTATGTCGCTAGTGTATGTTTCGTCAATCTTCTTCTTCCCGATTCCAAAACATTCAAGCAAAGCCTTCAATGGGTGTTTCCAACTGTCTTTGTAGACGTAGTTCCACCCCTTGCCGCTTGCCTTCGGATAGCGCCTAATGTACTTTACCGGGCGTGATTTTTGAATGGAATCCCATTCTTTTTTCGCCCAGTACCGTGCCAAAAATCCAATCATAGCCATACATAGCCCCCTAAAATTATTTAATGTTCCTGCAATTCCAACCTTGCAGAAATCATTAGCGCAGATTAAGCCTTTTTCCGTGCCATTTCTTCAAAAGAACTTTGTTTTTGAACACATCAAAAGGAACTGTATCAACTCCGCCAAAAAATCCCGGCTTGTCATACTGCCTTAAATAAGCCGCCTTAGCGTCTGCAAGCGTATCAAATCCAAGCATACACTTGTCTTCATCGTATTTATCCGTTCCCGGTATTTTCTGATGAATGATATAAACGTTTTTAGCGTCAATGTTATCACCGATATAACAATCTACATGGTCGCCGTCTACGCCTTCCGTGCCTCTGATATATCCATAGTCAAAGTGCATTTTAATAGCCCATTTATGACCGTCTGAATCAACGCCGCGCCGGATAGTTCCTTTTTTATTTTCAATGCTTATTTTTAAGCCTCTAAAAGTGGTTCTGTCTTGTAATTTATGACCGCTAAAAGTCAAAGATTTTTCTACGGAATCCGCGCCGTTATAAAGTTCTTTTATTCGCTCCGTAAATCCTTTTGTAGAATCGTCAGGGTTTTTAATTCCCTTTTCTTTGTACTCTTCTTTTGCAGCTTTTACGGCGTTATTCCACTTTTTAGCGTTATTGCTCTGCTCTGCTACAAGCGCGTCAATGTCGATGTTATCAAGTCCAATATCATAACGCGCCCATGTACCGCGGCAGTATGGATGTTTAACCGATAATGGACACTCCCACTCAAAGCCGTCTTTACCTTCCCATATCACATAATCAGCGTTTTTATCCTTTGATTTTTCATCATTCAACGGCTTATCGCTCCATACTGCAATTTTACCGTTGATTGCCTTACACTTCGGGCAAGTGTTAGCGTCAATTACTTCAATGCGCCTAAAATAAGTTTTTTTCCCTTCTTCGGTGTTATAAACTTCTTCCTGCACAAAAGAATTATTAAAGGCGTTCTGAATCTCCGTGTCTGCAACTCTCTGAAAATCGCGGTTATTGCCTACCATTTTGTCAAACAATGCTTGTGAGACTTGCCCTTTGCTTCTTTTGCCTTTTACGCCGTCTATAAGAATCTGTTTGATATTGCCGCGCATTTTATCGGTTATGTTTGTTATTTCCTGCGCTGCCGATTGTGTCATTACTTCAATTCGCGACTGTTCCTGTCGGGTGAGACTTTCGCCGAAAACATTTTGCATATTCTTAACATTTTCGCTTATCCAGTCGAAAGATTTACCGTGATATTGCAAACCTTCCAACCGTAATTTTTTTACGGCTTCAAGAGTATTGTATTTCAACATACGGTCGAGGATTTTAGAAAGTGATTTTGATTCAAGTATGATTTTCTTTTCGACATCTTTAATGTTGCGATTCAAAAACTTTTCAAGATTGCCTACAAACTTATTCCAGTCTGATTGTCTAATCGGTTCGCCGGTAGAGGGGTTATAAAGAATCCTGCCTTTATGAGTGAGTATGTCAGATTTTGACATTACAGTTTTCTTTGGTAGGTCTAAATAGTCTGTTACAAAATCATAAGTATTGCGTACAAGTTCGGAAAAGAACATACACCACTTGTCTGTTAGGTCTTCCTGTGCCTTGTAAAAAAAGATTTCACCCTTTGCAGCTTTCAGTGGTACAGATAAACTCATAGCCATAGTGCGCAATGCTTTTTCCACACGTTCCCTGCTAAAGTCCTTAATTTTTATATTAACCATTGGCAATCTTGCCGTACTGTCTGCCGGAACATATTCAGGAATACCGCCATACAAGCACTTTTCAAGCTGCTCAAACTTTGCCTGTTTGTTTCCTTCTGTTATGTCCTTTATTTGGATTTCAACAGGTTTTAGAGAGTGATTAGTTTTTTTCTTTTGCTTGCAAGCCACTTGTTTTAACTCCTAAAAATTAAAGTTTAGCGATTTGTTTACGCCGCCGTTTTCTTCTTCGGGTTTTTCTTCTTCTTCACCCTCTGTATTTCCGCCGATTTCACCCCATGCGCCTTCGTCCACGTTGCTTTCTTGCTCGCTGTTTCCATTTTCCGCGCCGTTTTCTTCTGCATTGTCTGCATTGTCTGCATTGTCTGCATTGTCGCCTTCGCCGTCTTCTTCTCCGCCAAAGTCTCCACCTTCTTCGCCCTCTTCCATGTCTTCCATTCCGCCGCCATCGTCCATTTGTGCGGCTTGGTACATCTGTACAAACTGCGGATTAGCCGGGCATTTGTCCGCCCAGTCTGCCTCTATTGGTTTAAGCCCCTTTTCCTTGCGTACTTCGTTTAATGTCTTGAATGATTCAAGTTCGGTTTTGGTAAGGTCAAGTATTTGCTTCGGGTCGTCGCGTTCATATCCTACAAACTCAATTTCATATCCCGGATAAGCCTTTTCTAGTATCTGATTGATGTACTGTTGCAAAAATGACAACATATCGCCCAGTACAAGAGATTTTGACGCTTCAATTTCAGGTGTTGTATTGTGTTCAAACATCGGCTGCGACTTGGAAGAGTGAAGCCCCAGTTCTTCCATAGAGCAACCAAAAAGCGAAACAATAGCACTTGTCAAGAAGTCAAGCCACCCCTGGAACTCCATTTCTTTGTTTGTTCCGCTTAAACTTACCCACTTGATAGAATTGTTCTCACCGCTTCCGCCGTTACCTGCCGGAATAATAGGTACGCGCCATTGGTTAGCGGTTGTTCCGCTCATAATATCGCATAGGTAGTCTTCCATTTGTTCTACGGTCTCTTGATTTGCGTTACCATCCAACAGAAGCATACCGCGCGGCAATTTGTTTTCGGTAAAAAATCCGGCATTGTAGGTAAAAGCATTGATTGTACTTGTTATAAGGTCTATTGCCTGTTCTACCGGCGAATATCCGTAAAAAGAATAGCGTACATCGCTACGCGGATTCTGATAGTCAAAAATAAGACTTCCTGCCGGATAAAAAGCCTGTGGGATTTCGTCTATAACCTGTATGTACTTAATGTGCATAGGGTTGTCTTGGTTTGGCAATACGCGCTCTATTGTTGCACCGTCCACCGCCCAAAATGCGTAGACTTTGCCCGATACGGTTCGTCCAATTTCAGTTGCTACCTGGTCGATTTCAAGCGCGTCTCTTAGTATTTTTGTGCAATAACGGACAAAATTATCACGGTCTGGAGATTTTTCAATCCCAGTGTTAAGCAAGAACTGCTCTATCTCTGTTCTTGCCTCTGATTTCTGCCCTGCCGCCTTAACCACATCTTCGCCAACCTTCTTAACAACAAAACCGCGCAAGTTGCGGTTAGTGGAAGGTTTAAGGAATGGCTTAATTTTCTTTTGTACGTTGATAATGCAAAGATTGATAATCCAGGCTTTTTTAGACACACGGCGCAACGTCTGGCAATCAACTTCACGGTTAAAGTGTCCGTCTGCGGTTTTTAAGTTTCCGTATTGATTTTCAACGTTGCGGTATGGGTCAAAAAAAGATGATTGTGAGCCGCCTTGTTTTGTCCGCGCATAGTCGGCGGTCTGGAATCCCCTTGCGTATCTTTTAGCCCTGTTGATTTCCCTCTTTATGTCAATCGGTTCTACTTCAATAGTCTTCTGTACCGGGACAATCTGCCTTTCGTTATCTGTTGCCATTGCGAACGCTCCTTAATACCGATGATAAGGATTTACCGCGCGTTCGGGTCAGCGATTGCGGATTGTTTGAGAGTTCTATATTGCCGTTACTTAATGTTACCACTGATTCATTCTTTTTTCTAGCATATTCTGCGTAAAAATTAGGTTCAATTTTCTTGCCGTCTGTCGCGTAACTTGCCAACGCCCATGCCCAAAAACTATCGGCATGTCCTTTTTCGTTTCTTTCCGCGTCATATCTAAAACTACCGCCACTTGACGGCGTTCTTTTTATGCTATGAATTTGCGCATGAAAATCTCTGTCGTTATCTAGTTCGTATTCCCGGCGTTCAAGTCCAGTTCTTACGCCCATAGCAAGCACTCCTTTTGACTGTAAATCAAAATGATAAAGTTCCACTCTCTCTCCGTATCTTTTATGCGCATTTTCCGCAAGGTTACACCCTATACCGCCGTCGTCAATGCAACAACGAAAAATAGGCAAGTTTTCCATAAGTTTATTTAATACGGCGGTCTGCGCGTCAAAATCGGCGTTTCTCATTTCATGTCTTAAAACACTTCTTTTCTTGCCGTTAATACGTCCGATTATATAAAAGACTGTTGCGTCTGAAGTTCGTCCAATATCAACCCCCATAAATAAAGGTGAGCCGTATTTTTCCGGGCTATAGTTCAAAATAAGGTCGTCAGCGTTCCTAAAACAATGTATTTCTACATCGCGTTTTGCATTGATATAATCTTCGTCATTTTCAATATTTGTCGGTATATCTTCCTCGCGCCGTCCAGGTGTATTCGCGTATATCAATTCAAGTGAAATATAACTCGCGCTTGAATCAATGAACACACATTCACATTCCTGTTGAAAGTCTTCCAGTGTAGAGTTTTGAAATAGTGATATAAGGCGGTCAGTTCCAAAACGTTCTACGCGCTCGGCGGTCTCCATTTCTTTGGCACATTGCACCGCGCCGCGTACATCTTTGCACATAACTTTTGCATACCACCACGGAATAAAATAGCGGTCAAAGTTTGGGTAATTTTCTCTATCCGTACATATCTCGTAAAACTTGCCGATAGTTCCCAAAGGTGTACTTCCTACCTCGATACAACCTCTACGCAATGTACAGAATGAAGCTGCGGTATAGATTTCTTTTGAAAGTCGCGGTAAATAAATTGCAAACTCGTCCAGGCATACATCGCCGTTTTTACCTCGCGGCGGTCTACACGGCAAACTGATTAAACGGCTTGTCGTTTTACTTCCTACGTCCTCAAACTCTAGCATTGTCGCGGTAGAGTGTACAAGTTTCTTTTTGTATCTGTTTGGAATTGAATCATAGAATTGTCGCGCATACCTTATTTTTTCCTGCGCGTCTTCTTCATTGTATGATACAAATTGCTTTGTGTATTGTGTCCTTGCCGGGTCCAGGGCTTTTACAAGTCCTTTAATTGCAACAACAAAAGAAAAACCGGTCTGTCTGCTTTTTAGAAGGCTTATATATCTATTGCGGTTTCTTATAAAATCATCCTGCCAAAAATCCAGTTCTATGTCTTTATGGTCATATTTCATAAAGGCATAGACATAGTTCAATTTTTCTTCTGGTGTCCACAAGTCCATATATTGCCTTTAATCCTCTTCTTCTTTGTTTGCAGCTCTTATTGTCGCAAGTTCCGACATATCCGCCGTTTCTTTATTTGCGCAAATAACTTTTGTTTTAAGCTGCAATTTTTCACCAATAATTTCCGCCGTTGTCTCTATGTCAAAATCGTTGCCGTTTTCTTCGACACTCTGCATTTCTTTATGAATCTTCAAAAGTTCGTTTTCCGTCTGCGTTTTAGAAGGTAATTTATAATGCGGTATGCTTCTCTGTCCCACATACTCGACATCTTCAATAAGTTCTTTCTGCGCGTCTGTCAGTTCGTCAGGTGTTTTTATTGTTGCGCTTACATACTCGTAACCTTCGGGAGTAGTCTTATTTTCGATGTTGTAAAAGTCTTCGGGTTTAATATTCAGCCGGTTTATTTTTCGCTCGATAATAGCCTTTACCGCCGATTCTAAGTTAGTTTTTGTTAGATTCTTTAATAATTGAGAAGTTATGTTTTTAATTTCAGCAAGTATTTCAGGCGATTGTAAAAACTTTGCAGCTTGTACTTTTGCCGTTTTTTCAGAATATCCGGCAAGTCTTACGGCTTCACTTGCATTTCTTTTTAATGAGTTTTGATTGCTATAATAAAAAACAAAAAGTCTCTGCGCGTCTGTTAGAGATTGCGTCCATTTTAATTCAGAATCAAGATTGATACAGTTTTGTTTTTCTTTATCCGTAAAGGCAATAAGAGGTAGTTTATCTTTTTTTATTTTTGCCGGTGTTTTACGTTTTTTTGTAGTAGTAATTGTATTGATTGTATTGTCAATAAAATTATTGCTTTTCGTTGTTTCGTTCATCGGTCTTTATATCCTCTTTGCACTTGTGGAGCGGATAACCCTTAAACCTGTGTCCGTTGTCATTAACCACTTCCAGTGGTTCAGCCTCACACACCGCCTGTGCGGTGTAGCCTGTTGTTATGTACTTGATTTTTGCGCCGCATTTTGGGCATACCTGCATATTACGCCCCCAAAAAATTTTTCAAGGTGTCGCCTTTGTATGTCCTGCTATAAGAATAGTCTGTGCATGTGCCGGCATTAAAAACGAAAACTACCGCGCCGTTAAAACTGCGGTCTGTTGCGGTTTTGATGTAGTCGGTTATAAGCTGCACACCTTTGTCATTTGCCGATGTTGGCAAATCATGCTTGTTAGCCTCGTTGACGGCAACAATTTCGCCGTTTTCAAAGGATAACTTGACGCTTCCTGTAAAGTTTGTGTTTTGCTTTTCTTCCAGATACTCAACAATACGCTTATAATGAGTTTTCACTTTTGCCCCAAAATAATTGTATCATCGGTCAGAATGATAATATTTTTTTGTTCTTTTGCCTGTTTATTATACACCGATTTTCTTTATAAATCAATGTTTTGCGCCTTTATTTCTTTCATGTTTCCCTAAACTCATAGTCGGGATATTGCCACTGCACAAGGGCTTTTTTTAGACTGTAAACGGCGTTCTTTCGTGTAATTTCTGATTTTACATCTTCAATGATTGTCTTTCCGCCTTCATTGTAGACAAAATCAGCTACATAATAACGCGCCCTTTTGTTTCCGCCGCTCTTCGGGCATATTAAAAAGCGTACCTGCATTTTAAGGTCTGATATTACGCCGCCGCGCTCTAAAAGTCTCAATTCTTGAAATCGGTTTGCCTCTTTCTTTGAATCAAATACCATATCGCCGATTTTTGTTTTCTGATTGTGGTATTTGTTGCCGGTATTACGCCCCGAAAACGGATAGCCACTATAAAATGTATTCATTCTATCCGCCTCTTAATTTATGTTTGGATTGTAACCGTTAGCAATAAGCCATTGTTTAGCCTGTTTTCTCAATTTCGGATAAACGGCGCGCTCGTTGTACATTGTCTTGTAGAATGCAACTTCAAAAACTTTCGCGTTTGGAATCGGCGGTAAATAGTTGCTCCACCTTTTACAATGTCCTTTGAACGCTTCAATATCGTTTTTGTTAAGCGTTGTAATAAGTTCACGCCTGTAAACTTTTAATAAACTAACTGTTTTCGCCATTGTCATACCCCCAATCTTTACAAGGTTTTTCGTTTTTCTCTACACCGTAGAATAAATCGCGCAACGCGCAAAATCCGCTATCTTTATTCCTGTCATGGTGAAAATCTGTAAGTTTGCCGTTTTCGTCTTCATCTGTCAGATAGCTATAACAATTTCCGCAACATGGGTTTATTTCAACTTTCTTCGATTCCATCTCCCTTTGTTTCCTTTTCGATAAGTTTATTCACATACCAAGCTGCTTTTTTAAGTTCCTGGGCTACATCGTCTTTTTTTCCTGCCCGGCATAAATATTTGATTGCATTGCCGCGCAAAAAGCCTTTGTACTGTTCTGTTGGCAACCACGCTTCTAAAACCTTTATACATTCGTAGGTTGTGTCACCGCCGTATCTTTCAGGATGATTAACTTCTTCTGTCATTTACCTCTCCTTTCAGCCATTTCAATTTCTTCAACAATAGAATCTATCGCCAAATATAACTCTGCGCACAATTCTCTTGCCCTGTCAGATGTTATTGTGTCGACAGACCTCAACGCCAACAAAGCAGATAGCTTCCCCAGTGCATGTCTCGCTTTTCTGCTAATATTCATCCTGTCTTTTTGAATTAATTTAGCCATCTAGTCTCCTACTATCAACAATTCAGCTAACGGCAAAGTCCATTGCCCTTTGCCTTGCGTATTCGTCTGAATTGTTAAGCAGGTCTTGAATGATTGTCTTTGCATAGTCTATATCACCCCTTAAAGAATTGATAAGGTCATTTGAATGTCTCAACGCTGTCTGCTCTATAGATTCACCAAAAAGATGCTTATAACTAGGATAAGGAGCTTTGACTTCTTCCTTAGCCCTGTTATAACCGAACTCTGCACCATCTTTGAAAGACACATCGTGTATAGCTTCTTCTCTTGCACTCCAAGCCTTGATTACTTTCGTAATTTTTGCTTTACATTCACTCTTTGCTTTTCTATATTCTTCAGCCATTTCTTCATCTGTCATTCTGATACCTCCTTTAAGAATTGCTCTGCCTTTACTTTCCAATCAAGACCGTAGTTCCATCCTTCTCCCCATGTAACTCTTATGATGTTTTTAATAAGTTCCTTTGCTTTGGTGAGTTGTTCGTTTTTATCAAACACCATATTTGTCTACCTCCTTTAAGAATTGCTCTGCTCTCCACATTTCATCTGCAATTCCTGTGTTGTTTTCATAATCAATTCTACTTTGAACAATAAAATACAAACCTCTTAATATCTCTTTGGCTTGGACGAGTTGCTCTTTACTTCTGACAACATTTTTAAGGACACTTATTCCGCCACTTGTCATATCATCTAACTCTTTAACCATAGCCTTGTTTGCGTTTTCAAGGGCATTTGCTTTTGCTTTCAATTCTGCATTTTCTTTTTCAAGTTCAGCTATTCGCTTTTCTCTAGGCTCTGCTCCCTCAAGATAACCGTCTCTACAACAAGCATAAGTTCCGTCAG